TTTATCCTACAGTTCCAGTTACACTAAATGAGTCGGTGATCTCACCAGTAGCAGATACGGTCTTTAATTCAAAATAACTAAATCTAAAAGTTGCAATAAATGTAATAAACTCTGTACCACTTGCAGTTGATAAGAATTGAATATCCCCTAACGATGTAGGCATCGCATCTATGTATCTAACCTGCATTGTTGTATTATTATGACTTGACATAATAGACAATGTTATATCTGCATATGTAGGTGGTTTGTCTGCCTTTTGCATTCTAGTTTGATTGTCTAAATTAGTTACTTGATTTCTTAGTATCCATTGATACATTTCGGAGTAACTTTCCATATTTTCATCTAAAAGAATATCACAAGACAATTCATTTATAGTTAGTGACTCGCCTGGAAATGGTATACCCTGCATTCTTCTTGTAGGCAATTCTGCAGAGGGCATTATCAAGCCTGGATGAGTCACCTGTTGACAAAAGAATTCCAAATTAGGAAAGTTCTTTCTGTCAATCACTAATTTAAAACCAGTTGGTTGTAAATAATTAAAATTGTCTGTTAAATCTGCCATAGCACTATTTATACAAAAACAAAACTAAAAAAAAGGTGGGGAAAACCCCACCTCTTTATTTTTTTTAAAGTAGTCCTTATGATCCGAGGATGTTGTCCACGCGGAAAATACGGTAGTACTGGTTAGTCTTGGATGTTGCAAGACCATCGTTAGGTGTTGCTCCAACGTATGGGTTTGAGACCATGCCGTATCGGGTCTTAAAACCAATTTTTGGTTGGAATGTTTCTTCACCAACTGCACGAACCATTGTTAATGGTACGTATGGGCAATAGAATACACCTGCGTCATATGGGTTAGTACCCTTATAACCCACGTTACAGTAATCTACTGTTGCATATGGATCGATGTACACTCTCATGCGTCCATTTAGAACACCTGCGAATGTGTTACCTGTGTCATCCACATTTAAGTTTGCATTCATTGCAGGTGCGTAGTCTAGCATACCTGAAGCTGCAATTGCAGAAGCAACGTCAGAAGAACACACCATGAAGTTACCTTTACCTCTACGTGTTTCTTTTGCAATTGTGTTTGCTTCTCTTTCGATCTGAATGATCAGACCTTTGATACGTTCAATTGACCAACGACCATCAGCATCATTTGATAAATCAAAGATACCGTTTGTTGTTGTGTTGGATGTTGACGCACCAGTTTTCGCCTGTGCGTTGATTGTACGTACAACTTCACGGTTGATCTCAGCCATGATCTCTGTTGACAAGATGTTTGCCAACTCTGTCTCTGCATCAAGACCATGAATTGCTTTCAAGTCTTGTGCGAGTTCTAGTGAGTACTCGGCTTTTAACGCACGTGATTTTGCAGTCACAGTTGCTTTTTCAATGGTGAAACCCATTTCTGCAAAAGCGGAATTAGGTGAACCTGCACCTGAACCTAGACCTTCTGCGTCAGCAGTTTCCATACCAGTACCAAAGTCTGGAGCAGCACCTGCAGAGTCAACTGCAGCTAATGTACCAAGACCTGACGTATCGGTTGCTTGTGTTGATGCTGAGTCACCTGAGAAACCAGATACTGGTTCTTGAATCGCAAGTGCTTCATCACCTGAAGTCGCACCACCACGTGTAGTTTTGTACTGTGACTTCATTGCAAAGATCAGACCAGTTGGGCCTGACATTGGTTGGACACCACAAATGTCATATGCCATTAGGTTTGGCATTGCACGTCTTACGAGTGCGATAAGAACTGGATTCCAGTTTGCAACATTTGCGTTGTTGTTTGTAGGCACAGCTTCGTGTAGTTGCTGTGACTGTTCGTTCATTTCACGTTCTTGGTTTTCCAAGATCGCGGCAGTTACTGCTTTACGATGGTTATCTGTGATTTTACCTGCTGACTCTTCGTTCAATACAGGTGCCCACTTTTCCATCAACTTGTCATATGATGCTGTCATCATTTTTTTGGACTCCCAATTATTTGTTAGTTTTTTGGATTGCTGATAGATACTGAGCCATTGCACCAGACGCTTCCACGATAGTGTCACCATCATCAGCTGCTTCTTCTATGTCAGCAGACTCAGTAGTTTTCTTTGTGAAGTATGATTCTTTGATTGTTTTTACTTTTTCTGCGAAAGTTTCTTCACTCTCAAAGTCTACATCTTCGGCGAGTTTTTTAAGTTTTTCAACTTGTGTTGCTGCAAGACCTTCGGACGCTTCAGCGATAACTTTTTCACGCTTTAACGTTTCTAATTCTTCTTGCATTTCCATTTGCTTAGTAATTGCGTCATTAGAGGCAGCCTCTAACTCTTCAACTTGACCTGCAAGTTCGTCAACTAGATCAACCTTAGACTCTGGTACTTCGATGTAAGATTCTGTAAACAAATCTTTCAGAGAGTTCATGAACGTCTCTGCAATCTCAGTGCGTAGACCAGTTTGAACGGCAAGTTTATTATCTTCCATCCACTGCTCAACTACGTAGTTTAGGTAATTGTCGACTTTCTCCACAAGATCCGATTTAGTAGAAGCAATTTCTTCAGACAATTCTTCTTCATACTTTTCTTCAAGACGATCAATCTCATCTGACAATTTTGATTTTATTGCCGCTTCAAAGATTGTCTCTGCTTTACCTTTGAACTCATCAGACAGAGTTGCCTCTGATTCGACAAGTGCGTTAAGGTCTTCAGAAAAATCTACAGATACTTTAATATCTTCTTTTTCTGAAATCACTGATTCGTCTTCAACTTCAACACCTTCCATGGCTTTGTTATAATTGGCATACATGCTCATCATTTGTGGTTTAGTCATTGCTTGCATTTTACCAACCATAGCAGTAATCATACCATTTTTGGTTTTAGGCATTGGGTCTTGAGTTGTATTATCACTAGCTGATCCACCGGCCATTTTACGCTTTGGGGCGCTTCCAGTTGCATCACCTGCTTTGTCTGTTGCATCAACTGATTGTGCTTCTGCATTTTTAGGATCGTGACCTGTCTTCATCCCTTTTGGGGCAAGTTCTTTTTGTTCCACAACTTCGTCTGTTACTTCGTCATGGAGTTCTTGATCCTGAACTTCTTCAGTCATATTAGACTCCTTTGTCATTTAGATTTGAGTAACGAGAGGAAATTCTTAAACTCACGAACCTGCGTCTCATAAAGATCAGATCGCGGAGCTTTCTTAATTTCAGTCTCCATTTGTTCAATTGTCTGCGCCTCGATGATTCCGTTGTTCCAAACCCATTCAACACCTTCCATAACCCCATTAACAAATGCGCTAGGTGCAGATGGATCTTGAACAATGTCTACTGCATTCAGCATAAAATCTGGTTGCACTATCATTGCGTTACCACCGTTCTTCAAACTTCCCATACCACGAGTCGATACGCCTAGATTGACACCACCATCGAGCAAACCTTTTACAATCTGTCCCATAGGAGTTTCCAATATAGTCGCCTTACCCACAACATCGTTCCCTTTCCAATTAAGAGATTCTATCTTGTGGGAAACCTTATCTAGATTTACGGTAGGCCCTTCTGGGTGATTCAATTCACCTACTGCTCTACCCTTTGATACCTGTTCAGTGTCATACTTTTTGACCGCTTCAACCATAACATCTTTAGGGTATATTCTACCGTTTCTATTCTTAGTTTCTGCTTGCATAAAAATACCTTCAATGGCGTATGTCTTTTCGCCTTTGTCATTTTCTTCTGTAAGAATCTCTAGATTCTGTTCGGTATATTCTGCAATCAGTTTCATTTCTTTAATACCTTTATCATTTCGGATGCTGCCTTCTCGGCCTCACCCTTACTTTTGTATACATCTAATCGATCACCGTCTACATAGGCGACAAACCCTTTGGGTTCTTTATATACCATCATTTGGATACGACCTATCTTCTTGTTAACAACAAGTTGACCTTTCGGTTTACGTCCCAATGACTCTCTTATTTGATCAAATGTTTTCATTTAATTTATATTATTTATAATTTCCTATTCTTTGACATCATCAAGACTCTTCAGGATTCGGATCTTCTGACCCTTCTCCATCCTCGTCTCCCATTTCGAGTTCCACATTATCACTGGGCTCTTGTATTCCCTCTTCGGCATCTTCCAAGGGTAACTGTCCCTCTTCCCCCTCTTCGCCATCATTTTCTCCGTCTTCTGATTCCATTTCAAGTTGATCATCATCTATATCTACTTCTTCATCTTCTACTTCTTCCTCAGCGCCATTGTATATTTGGTCTGCTAATTTAATTTTTTCTTGATCAAGAACGTCTGACAATTTAACTGACATAATGTCACTAAAAGTTTTATTTGCTTTGTTCCAATCTTGATCCAATGCTTGTTGAATCATTGTTTGTGTATCTTCACTCATCTTCTTTCTCATCTCCTTGTACAGGTTTCAATTCAAATTTTTGTCCAGCGGTAGGAGAATTGTCTGGTGCTTCCTGTTCTTCCTCACCATCACTTTCCCCTTCCATTTCTTTATTCATACTTTCAATATCTTCATCGGATAGATGCAGAACATTTTTCTGTACCCATTCCTTAGAAAAGTATTCTCCAACATAGTTAGAAACCCTGTCAAGACTTTCCAATCTATTTTGAAATACTTCTGCATCACGTAGTTCTGTAAAGTGATTGTCTTTTACATAATCAACTGTGATATCATTCTTCCATGAATCCCAATCTTCCTCGGTAATGATGCCTTTCATAACGAGTTGTTTTTTCAGGACGCCATAAAATAAATGAGAGAACCTCATTCTTAGTCTGTCAATAAACTTTTGAAACTTTAGTTCGTCTCTATTAATTTCTGTAGATCTACCTAGAATCCCTTGAACATTTTCTGTGTCTAGACGAGACATAGGAACATTTAGTGAACGATACATTCTCTTTTGGAAATAGACTATATCTTCTATTTGTCCTAAGTTCTCACCGCCAGGCAATGTAGTAATCTCAGTACCTCGACCACCCTCACGTCTTGGTAACCAAAAGTCTTCAAGAAGTGATTGATGTTTACGATCATCACGGATCTCACCAGTCTTTGCATCATACACAAGTTTGTTTCGGTAACGTGACATGATATCTTTCATGTATTGTTCTGATTTACCTCTAGGTAAGTTACCGACATCAATGTAGAATATTCTACGTTCTGGCGCACGTGCAAGTCTGTATATAACCAACGCATCTTCCATCATCCTTAACTGGTTGATTGGTTTCAATGCCTTGTGCATATGCGAAACTATTTTCTTACGATCCTCTGTCAACAAACCTGAAGTGACATATGACACAGAGTCGTTTGTCATCTTAATACCACTGGTTGATGACCCAGGCTTCTCTTGATAGATAAAAAACTCTTCAGTCTTTTCTACAACCTTTGCACCAGTCGCAGGATCTTTTTTGTATTTTACCTTTTTGACTTTACGCATTTTTGCGGAGTCAATAGGTCTTAGTTCTTGAATACCCTCTTTGGGGTTCGCTTCGTTTAGTACTAGGTGGTGATACAAACGTCCGTCTACATACCAACGTCTGAATATGTCGTGTCCTAGTTCTTTGAAGTTCAACATACCATAAATGTAATCAAATTCTTCTTTAATTAATTTTTTGATTTTGTCTGGTGCATCTACGTTATCCAGATTAATATCAAGTGTTTGTTCTAGTTCACTGCCAGTAATTGCTTCGTTAACAATATCCTCGATTGCGGCATCCACTTCTGGGTGCATCGCATTTCCACGATATTTCATTATTAATTGATAGTTGTCCTTTGAATCATCACCGTCTAGGTTTAGATACTGACCGTAGTGTGTACCAGAGGCAGTTGCATAACTACCACCTTCATCGTCCCTTGGTGGAACAATAGATGGAAGTTTCTCTTCATCTTTGTTTTTGGCACGTTTGATTTCGAAACCAAATAACTTTAAACCATTATTTTCTGCCATTGTAGTCCTCAGATAAAATAATAGGGCGGCAGTATTACCGCCCTATCTCTTATTTAGTTAACTAGTTGTATTACTTTCCCAGTACTGGTATACCCAAGTACATGTAAATCTTTCGATGTTGTCATTGTCACCGAATGATAATGGGATAGGTGCGAGATCCTGTGGATATGCACCTCTAAAGTTATACGTTTTAATTATATCGCCTTCACGATCCAACTGTTCAACTTTAAGATCTGCTTCGTATGCAACTGGAACAGCAAGACCAGTATTGGCATTGTGTCCGTTGATACCATTCATCCAACGCTCTATAGCGTCACGGATTGCAAAGTCTGTATCGTTGATTATAGTTGTTGTCCATTCAGCAAATGTACGATCTCCCGCCATCTTTAACTGACGACCTCGGAAAGGTACTAGTATTTGACCGAATGTTGATCCAGGCAGTTCCGCTGCTTCAACTAAGAAAGATGTAAGTTCTGGATTACCATCTGCAAATGCAGGATAGTTAATGGTAACTTGGAAGAGATTAGGACGTGCGCCCCCACCTCTTAGTTTTGCTTTGAAATCGTCTACTCCTAAAATTGCCATTGTCTACCTCCTTACACCGTTCCTACGACTTCTTCGAAGTCAACGCCTGTACGAACAGCAACAAAGTTCAGAGTGACGTAGTTGATAGAACGTGCAGGTTTAATGAAGATATTTGCAATAAACTCGTTACGATCAATCACGGCTCCAGTGTTGTTGGTTTCATCACAGACCACTTTAAAGTCTGTAATACCCCTACGACCTTTCACCTCACGTAGTACTGGTTCTACTATGTTGACAAACTCTGCGCGAGTAAACTCATCGTTGAACTCGAACATAACTTGTTCTGCCGCCTTACCAATCGCACGTTCTAGGACTAAGAATAGTCTTCGGACGTTGATCCTGTCAAATGCAGATGGGCGACCAAGTTTTGTTTTGTCACCGAACAACAGTACACCTTGGCCTGGGATGTTTGCAATGGGGTTGACCCCTGCTTTGTATAGTGTATCCCTTTGCGCCTTTGTAGGTGACCAACTGATTGCAGTAATACCCAAGTATCCACCACGTCTTGATCCTGCAGGAGAGAACCATGGTGCGCGATTTAAATCTGTTGCGGCCATGATACCTGCAGTAGATGCAGAGGCGGGGATCTGAATAAACTGATCATTGTACTTGTCGTACACTTTCAAGAAGTTACCATCCATCACTAAGTATGATGAATTTGTGAAAGTATCAGCGGTTGCAGTGATATTATTTGTTATTGTTGTAGTATTAGTCAAATTGATTACATCTGTCCTCGCAGGTGATGCGGTGACGACACAATCTTTACGTAAAGTTTCTGCAGTTGCTATCAAGTCATTTACAACAGTTGTTTGATCTGCACGACTACTCATTGATGGGGCAACTAAGAAGTCGACCTCTACAATGTCTTTGTCTTCAAATAGATCAAAACCTGATAAAACTTCAGATGTTCCTAATGCACCTGAGTTTGCACCCTTTGTAAAGTTATGATTTGTTGCTGCTGTCAAGCCTGGTGAAAAGTTATCACCAGAATCTGCAGTAGTACCTGCACCTGCACCAGAATAGTCTGAATCGAATCCAACCATGTGGATGTATTCTGATCTTGCATTGACTATGTCTTTTGCAAAGTTAGTAGTACCATCGGTGTTTTTTGCATCGCTTGCAATGGAAACAAAGGGATATCTTTCTAATACTGTACCTTTTGTTCCTGTTAGTTCTCCACCATGATCTACAACTACAACGTGTATTTCATCGTTAGATGCGTTTTTGTTTGATGCGTGTGATGATGTGCCAGGCACAGCATCAAAGTCATCTTTATATGCCCACGCATTAAATGCAGTGCTATTGGGTGGACAAATTGATACTTGAATAGAGTTACCTAGTGCGCCAGGGTAACGTGCAATCAAAGTATGTGAGTCTGAATCCAGAGCGCCTTCTTGTGCTGCGAAATCATCTTCGTTCTTTACTAATTCCATGGGTAAGGAACCGTCATTATCTGTACCTAACTGTCCTATAGTAGAACGAGCATTCTTTGCAGAAGAGGTTACCTCGCGTACAACTTGTAAAGAACCTGAGTAACGTAAAAAGTAAGATGCGCTATGGAAGTCTATGGTATTTGCTGAGTCTGGAGAAGCAAAGGTTTCAACGAGTTTAGTTTCGTTGTCTATCAATACTCTTTGTTCTGCAGGCCCCCAGCGAAAGTTCCCAACAGTTGCGCCAGTGGTTGACTGTACGTTTGGAACGCCACCAGTCAGATCTATTTCTTTGACGACAACAGCTGGAGAAGCAGACGGTGTTGAAAGTGCCATTTTATCTTCCTCTGTTAAAAATTATATGTTCCATAATACGATTAGTCAACATACCATTATTTATAATTTAATTACTTTACAGTGGTATGTCATCTGGATCGAACACAAATCGTTCAGTTTCATCTATTTTTACCCTCCAAGGGTCTTCTCGATTCTCTATTTGTTGTATCGCTGCAGACCCATCATCGATAAATCCAAATGGTACAACGTCATTTTCTATCTCTTGCATCTTTTGTTCAAACATCATTTGTTTTAAATTGATGTCTGTCATATCAGAAAAATACTGGGTAGATACGAAATATCCGAACAAAACCAGATTCATCATCAAATCATCATGATTTCCATCTGAGGCTTCGTATGATTGTCCTTTTGCTTCAAAGGTTGATATCTCTAATATAGTACTATCATCGTTGATTGTCAACCTTTTATTTTCTAAAATATCTTTTATTGCAGAACAACCCAGACGTTTAGTCTTACGGTTGATCTCTATCCCTATTGCATTTGCTTTTACTGAAGATTCTACGTGCATATTCTCATATTCTAAGTCATGATATAATCCGTTACAAACCACTGATCCTTGGTCATTTGACTCTACAACAACGTATGCATCATTGTAGGGTTTCGCATATTTATAAATAATATTCGGGAAGAGTAATGGCGAGATAGTGTTGTTGCGATATACAGCAACCTGTGCAAACGGGCGAACGCTAATATCGATCAGAGTAAATGTAGAGTAGTCCTGCCCTCTTCCCTTCGAAACATCTACAGTCATGATATAATCATGACCTTTTATAGGTTCTTCATATATTTTTAGTAACCCACCCTCCATATATCTTTTGGGTGGTTTTGCACGTAGATTAAGTAATGTGTCTGCGTTTACAAGTGTATCTCCAGTTCCAAAGAATGTGTTACCAAACTCCTGATCAAACTGTAATTGACTTGTATTGGATATAGTTTGTTCTTTCCACTTTTCGTCCCTGCCAGGCACATCCCACCAGTCTACTCTAAAATTTTTAAATTCGTTTATCTCTTGAACAGACCCTTCCCAGATTTTGTGAAACTGATTACCAATACCATTTGCAGTAGATGTCACAATAACTTTAGTGTCTTTACCTGCAGAGATAACTGGATATGTGGAAGTATAGAATTCTGCAGCACGTTCTACGAAAGCAAACTCATCAAGATATAAAAGGTTGACAGACATACCACGAATGGAA